GGACCCCTTAATGCGCGCGAATTCAACCGCGCCTAGTCGGCTCAAATAAGAATAAAAGGAAACCTCAAATAGGTGCCTCTCACTCGTGAGTGGTTGGCCCGGAATGGTCAGCCATGAACTAGTGTGCGATTCCCACAGTGTTGGTCGAAAGCCCCGCACTGTCTACTCGCATATTTGACTCCAGTCCTTCCGCAGCCAGCGGTTAGGTTCTGGTTAAAGTGCATTATGTGCACGGCGCCACGCAGAACTGCCAGAAATGGTAAGCTGCGCCCAACGCCAACGGTTTGTGTATCCCGTTAGTCACACGTTTACAGCTGTTCGTTAACAGTAGGGTTTTGTCGACCCGGACCCCTTAATGCGCGCGAATTCAACCGCGCCTAGTCGGCAATGGTATCATTTAATCCCATGCACTACGGGAGAAATTTGAGACCAAAGAATTCCTGAGGGCCACTGCTTGCTCTAAGTGCAATGCCTCGGGAGACTTCTGTCAGGAGCCTAGCGGCTTTCAACCGCGACAGCTAACTCCTGCGGGATGTTTGGTGTCCATACTTACTGGCGTCCTCACAACGCTAAGTGGATGTTGTCCACAGGTAGGCAAACACCGAGCCCCACATTCAGGAGACCTGTATGAACGATCCTATCAGCATTAGAGTTGGAATTGGGTGTGCTAACGTCCGCATAAGTGCACCCCGTGGTAACGCTGGGAAACTATCCAGCGCAACGTACTGTCCTCAATGTCTAGGGAAGGACCGCCCTAAGCGTACAACCGGGCCATGTGTCGAGCATGGTACCGGAACCCCGATCTGGGATACTCTTGACCAGAGTCCCACCTTACTTCCTGGTTGCTAACACTTCCACATCTACCTCTTGCGACTCACAAGGTTGCACAACTTCCTCGTGCTTGCACGAGTCCTTAACGCCCCTCCTCTCTCTCACCTTCGAGCAATTCTCTGAAGCGCTCGTTTCCATCTTCCAAGACTCCCGGCGCCGTCCCCTGTTCCGCGATTACACCCGGAATGTTCAGGCGCTGAATCCCAGTGTGCTGGGTGATGCTGCTCTCCAAGATTCTATATATGCCATTGAACACACACTTCCGGCGAGCTCATCTGCCTGGTACGACGAAGGCGTAGCGATTGCGATGTCACCCGATCGAATTGCGTCAAGCGTCATCCTGGTTGACGATTATATCAAGGCTGCTGACGGCCATGTCTATCCCGCGCTCTATCGCGCGCTGGCTGCCCGAAGCTACCTCGACATTGTTGAACACCAGGCCCACTACCTCCAGTTCACCCCTGCACTCGAGAAGCGTTTTGAAGCTGATGTCGCTACTTGTTTGCAATCCACCGCCGCCATGATGCGTTTGCTCGTGTCTTACTACGGCGAGAACATTCCCACTACAACCCTTGACCACATGGTGGATCTTCTCAACACATGGTTCCCCGATTTCACTACTTCTCCCCTTTATCGTCCGTTCTCTCCCGGGGACCACTCTCGCCTGTTGTGCAAGGCCGTCAAGCGTCACGCGCTGCGCAATTCCCTCGCCAGCGTGTGGACTGTGCTTGGCTCGATCACTGTTCACGGTGATCTAACCCTCCCTCTACTTCTTTCCCTCGGCAACGATGCCGCGCTGCCCCAGGGCGTCCTCTCGGATGTCTGGGGGTATGTGCGCACCGCTTGGGAAGCTGTGTCTGGCCTCATCACCACTGCCACTAAGGCCTGTGTGCAGCTTATCAAGCCTTTTGCCGAATCCCTCACCCGCTCTCTCTTCTCGTCGTTCATGTCCGACTGGTTCCCGGTTGATGTGTTTAAGCCGATTGTCTCCGCCGTCACGTCGATCTTTTCGCCTATTGTAGAAGCGTTTGGCGATTTGTTCCAGTTGGTCAAGGACGATGCTCCTCCACTGTCATTCTTGTCTGGCATGTGCTCCGGTTCACGCGGTGCTGTGATCACCAAATGGACCCTTGGACTTGCTGTGATCGGAACGTTGGTCTGGCTAATGGTGCGCGTCAGCATCTTCTCCGCTGATCTGCTTGACAATATCTGGCAGACCATTCATGACGCCATCTGGCCCGCGACGAAGTTCAGCTACGCCATTATCACTCCCCAGGGTCCGAACACTACTCCCCTGGTCGACGTGCTGAACGTCGTCATCTCTCTGTCCGTTGCTCTGTTTGCAGGATGGGGTGGTAGTGAGTTGACGAAGCATCTCCGCGACACCTTCGCTGGCTTCAATTCGGTGCACAAAGCTCTCACCGATTCTGCTTCGTCGATCATTGCCCTCCTCCCCGCGTGCATTCAGCGTGCTTGCTGCTTGATGTCTAACGACCCCTCCGACAAGATCTTCGCCTCTATGACTGACTGGATCTTGAATGCTAATGCTGTCATTTCCGTCTGCTCTCATGTTGGAGTTCTTAGTAATGAGTCGATTCAGCGAGCTGTCATTGACGCTCTTGCTCAAGGTAACAACCTGAAGTCTGAGTACAGTCAGTACCTCAACGCTGCTGGAAAGGATCGAAAGGTTTTCCCTGATTTCACGCTGTTCAATTCCTGTCTCACACAGATCAACAGACTGATTGCCAAGATCATGTCCGTGAATGCCATCCAGGCCGGTCGCCCCGAACCCGCAGTGTTGATGTTGTACGGTGCAGCTGGCTGTGGTAAGTCCATGTTCCTCACCTTTGCTTCGCAGCTGTTCGCTGGTCTTCCGGCGTACAACGGCGTCGCTTGCAAGTGTCCGACTGTCTACACTAAGGTGTCCTCTGATCAGTACTTCAGTGGTCTGCAGCAAGATTCCGCCCAGATTCTAATCCTTGATGAGATCTGGCGAGATTGTGATGCAAACGATGTTCGTGGTATGAACATGCAGTCGCTCTTCCTTGACCTCTGCTCCACTGTCACCTACATGCCACCGATGCCCGCTGTTGAACCCGGTATTTCCGGCTCGAAGGGTACCACACTCAACCCTACGGTTGTGTTGTGCGCCTACAACAACCCCCTGCCTGCTGATATTACCGTTGATCGTGCCGCCCTCCTTCGCCGTCTTTACAACTCGTACGAAGTTTTGCCCCCCCGGTGGAATGAGCCGCAAATCGCTGCTGCCGACCCTCAAATCGGCTACTTCCAGCTGCTCGCCACCGACAAGACGAACGACCTACCGAATGAACTCCAAGGTCGCTCGCCTGGTTTCTACTACGTGCCCCTCACCATTGTTGCTGACGGCGACAAGAAGGACGAACACGGAAACGCCGTTATGAAGGAGGTGTGGGACTATGCTAACGCTGGCCCCGCGTCTCTCGACATCCCGCTCTACAAGGAGCTCTGGCGATTCCGTCACACCTGGTACACCTATGAAGACTCTCAGATCACTGAGCACAAGTCTGACACACTTGACACCTGTGATGTTGTGATTTCCCGAATCCGTGCGGCTGTCGATCTCCGGGTTGCCCGGTTCCTGGGCCTTCTTAAGGACCAGGGCCTGAGCTTCCGCACGGACTTTAACGCCTACATCGACAAACTCCGCCTTGCCGCCCTTACCGGTGACTCGGAGGAGACTGTCCTTAAGGATCTGTTCCACAACATTCAGGTCGAAGTTTCTGACTTCGTAGCGAAGCACCGTGGGTCGATTGAAGCTGCGCAGCGTACGGACATCGTCGACATTGAAGTCGAAGAGTTTGAAAGTGTCCCGACGTCCGACACCGAAGATGAAGATGCGCCGGCTGATGTTGCCCCAGAACCCCCCGCCCCCGCCCCTGCTGCTCAACCCGAGGATGGCGCGAAACCGCAAGGTCCCAAGACTGTGTGGAATCGCGTCTTCCATTCGCGGAAGGTACTCAAGCGCTCGCAGGTTGAAAAGCTCGAAGATGCCGTTGGCTTCATTACCGATGGCCTCGTCAATTCCCTTCCTGTCGCTCAACCTCACGTTGTTGCCCCCGCTCGTGTTGAGAACGCAGTGTCAAAGGAGACTGCCGCAGACATTTTTGCTGTGCAGTTCCCCGCGATGCTGGACTTCATTAAGACCTCGACTGAGTTAAGCTTCCAAGCCACGGAGGCTTGCTCACTCCTGAATCCGACTGAAGAGATCTGCTCCAAGTATCCGATCTTCGCACACCCTGAACGCACTAAGGTTATGTACGATATGATCATCCGAGGCTGTCCCCAGTCTCAGGATGTTTGGAACAGAACGAAGGAGCAATATGGCTTCCCCGATCGTGTGACCCTGCAGTGGTCAGCTAAGGGTCATGCACTTTGGGTCCACGGTACACTTATCACCAACCCGAACCAGCTCTGGACGGTGTCGTTCTCCAACTCTCAGAAGACATCTTGGTATGGGTATGTTGACTCGTGCCCTGCCCACTTCCTCAACTTCTGGAACGATGACACCAACCGTGCCCTGGCCAATACCGCCGAACCCTATGTGCGTGATGCTGTTGCTGATCTGCCCTACTCCTGCCCTGAGCAGCGATGTTCGTATCCGGACTTCCCCGTCATTTCTCCCAAGTCCGATCCCTTCGCGAACTCCCACGTCGCTTGCCCTGACAGGTGGTCTTTCTGCTCACGATGCCTACGCTTCTTCCCCCCCAACTACTCCCGCCTCCCCAACATTTGTGTGGCTTCCCCGACTGCGGAGGCTCACCGTTTCGTCTGGCTCACCGACCAGTCGACGACCGACAACCTCAACTCCCTCCGCAAGACGGTACCGAAGGCCGACTATCTGTACTTCTGTGCTATGGCAATCATCCTCGTGTACAAGTCTGCTTGTCTCCGACAGCTCACTTCGCGCATGAAGCACTCCTCTCTTTGCCTGACCCCAGATGAGTTGCGATCGGCTGTTAGTCATTTCACTGCTGAAGGCGCCCGAATCCACGCGGCGCTGGATGACAAAAATGCTAGCAAGTCTGATTTCGACGATGACGGCACCCTCTCGTTCTTTAAGACCGAGGAGGCGCTGCTCTCCAACCCTGTCGTCTTCGACCCACACAACCCCTTCTTCCCCCCTCTCCCCCCTCCCAAACCCACCCACAGTCACTCTATGGTCCACTGGATTGGAGTTGGCCTGGTGTGTGTCGGTATCCTCACCACGGTGCTGCGATTCACTTCGCGGCTCTTCCACACCGACGCCCCAGCGTTTACGCCGGAGAGTGCTTTGCCTCGCGCGACCACCAACCGCCTGGCTAACGCTCCCAAGACCAGCCCCATCAACGTGCGCAAGTTGACCTCGAGTACTCCGCAGAGCCCCGTAAGGGAAGTCACCCTCTGCGCGATTTCTGTGGACGGTTCTCCCTCCGTCCGTGGTTTCATTCCCACTTCCAATTACGCCTTCACCTATTGCCACGGACTTGCCCCCTACCTTGGCGAAGGCCCCCACAACGTCTCTGTGTTTGTTGAAGGTAAGACGTTGAAGTTCCCTCTTTCTCCCGATCTGTTCGCCTATGATGCCGACCACGACATCTGCGTGTTTTACATTCCCCCCTCCCTCTTCCCTCCACGCCGCGACCTCCTCAACCAGTTCCCCTTGGAGAAGGATCTTGCGTTTGGTATCGGAGTTAATGCTGCGCTTCGGGTAGATTCACGCGACTACATCGCCACGACCACCTACTACCCGAACTGTACTTACAACATCCCCGATGCTAAGCGTGCCGACCTTGCTTCCTTCCACCATCAGTTCACCTTCTCCTATCCCATCCATACTCGTTCTGGCGACTGTGGCTGCCTGCTGCGCGCCCTCGACGGCCCCATCGCTGGGTCCTACATCGGCATGCACGTGGCCACTGCCCGCGGATCTGCCTCCTCTCAGATTGGCGTTTCTGCGCCGATCTTCCGCGAGATCTTGATGGCCTTGATCAATGCGATCGACCCTACTGTCGTCTCCCGTAGCATGCGCCAGCGTCCCGACGATCTTCAAATTCTCGAGACTCTTGACGTGGTAGCTCAGGGCCCCGAGTCCTTCGCTGCGCGTCTCGCTGGCGTGTCTGGCCCCAATCTCGACAAGATCGAGACCATCCCAGTCGTTGAACGAGTTAACGTCCCCACCCGCTCCTCCTACATCCCCACCGAGTTTGCAGATGACCCACGGTTCTCCGGCAAGAAGCCGTCCGTGATGATGCCGAACGAGAACGGCGACCCTGCTGCCAAGGCGTTCCAGAAGCTGGCCGACATCACTCATCCTCCTATCGACCATGACTTGCTTGTGCGTTGCCAGGCCGAACAGCTTGAAAAGCTCAAGACCCTCAACTTCCACGGCGTGACGCGTGAGCTTACGTTCACCGAAGCAGTGGCAGGTATTCCATCTCTCCTCTCCTCCCTCCGCATCTCCTCTTCTGCAGGCTATCCTCTCACCCTCATGTGCCCCGGCAAGGGCAAGACCTCCATGGTGCGCATTGAATCCGATGGCCGCGTTTCCACCACTCGGTTCTTCTACGACCGTGTCACTGGCCTCGTCGCGATGCTGCGCCAGGGCGATCCTGCTGCGCTGGAGCGCTATCCCTTCTACTGGTTGGCGTTTTTGAAGGATGAGCTTCGTTCTGACAAGAAGGTCGCTGAGTGCAATACGCGTGTCATCTATTGCAACTCGCTCGAGTGGATGGTCGCTGGTCGAATGCTGTTTGGTGCCCTCCAGGTTGCTTTCAACAACAATGCTGGCAACTCCATCTTTGCTTCTGGCATCAACGTGAATTCCCACGACCTCCAAACGATCGCCGATTACCTGCGCCAGGTTTCTCTCATCAATCTCCTGGCTGGTGACTATTCCGGGTTCGATATCCACTATCACCCTGAGTTCCAAAAGGCTGCCTATGCGAACATGCGCGATCTCGGTCTCGCACGCATTACCGGTTTCAACGCTAAGGCCTTCGATATCTTCGTGCGCCACGAGCTGAACCCCATTGTCCAGTTCGGTGACGTCCGTATGACGTTTAAGTCCTCGCACTTTTCCGGATGCTTCTTCACTACTCCCGAGAATTGCCTTGTGAACGAGCTCTACTTCATGTACGTGTTCTATCGCATCTACCCCAAGCTCGACTGGAACCAGGAGACCCGCTTCGTTGCCCTCGGCGACGACCATCTTGTTGCGTGCTCTTCCAACATTCCTGCCTTCAACGCGCGTTCTGTGTGTGAGTACATGAAGGAACTCGGTCAGGTTTACACCGACGAGAACAAGGAGGTCCCCAACTACTCCTACAAGCCCTTCACTGAGTGCTCGTTCCTGGGTTCCTCCCCGCAACTCCTTCGTGGCCGCTTCGCGGGCGCGCTCCGCCTCCCCACCCTCTACTCCAACCTCGCCTATGTCACTAAGGACACAGACCTCCCCACCCTCATCGAGACGTTCCTTGACCTCGCTTCTGTTCACCCTTATCCTGTGTTCAAGGATTACCTCGATGCCATCAACGAAGTGTGGGGTGTCCATCACAACTGCCTCTTTGCCGACTCGTATGAGGCGCGTCAGCTTCGCCAGATCGAGCGCACGGCTGATAGTGGCTTTGGCTACTGGAAGCCGGACGCTCCCAACATCGTGACCCCCCAGGGCCCCGACGATCCCACCTCTGTGCAGGCTGAAGTGCACACTGCGAGCGACATCCCTCCCTCCTCCACTGTTGATGTGTCCCGTGCTGTTGGCGTTTCCTATGCCTCCCTTACTGCCCCCACCTCTTCCCCAATGTTCCTTGGTAGTTTCACCTGGTCCAACACCGATGTCCAGGGCAAGCGCCTTTTCTCCTCTGCGCTGCCCGGCAAGGCTGTGAAACAGCTCATGCAGCAGACCATGCCGTTCGCGTTCTATCGCTACTGGCATGGCGACGTGGAACTTATGTTCCAAGTCAACGGCAACAATTTCCAAGCCGGTGCCCTTGTGGCTGTGTACTTCCCGCTCAAAAGCCAGTCGTATGACTGTGCCTTCAACAACGTCCTGTGCGGGGAGCACGCTCTGCTCGAGCCCCGAAACTCCAATGCCGTCACCCTGCGTGTGCCGTTCCGCTACTTCACCGACCTTATGTCAACCGAAGGCATCCTGTCCGGTGATGACTTCCTCGGAACTATTGTCATCTACGTCCTCTCCCCACTTATGTCCTCTGCCGCCACCTCAGTCACCGTTACTGTTTTCTCTTCCTTCCCCAACTCCCAGTTCTATGGTCCGACATATGAGCAGGCTATCCCCCAGGGCCCTAAGCGTCTTGATGACCCTCCCACCACCATTGGAGTGTCCGACCTCGTCGGTCTGATCCCCGGATCCGACGCTGTCACCCAGCCGATTCGCAAGCTGAACAAGCTGCTGAACGCTAAGTTCATTGCAATGGACGATACCCCGGTTTCGAACGGATCTCTTCCGCTCGTCAATCAGTTCCCCGGTATGAGCTCGACTGTTGGCCCAAAGCCTCAGCTGAAAGCCGCTCTCAACCCTGCTGAGTTCTACCGAAAGACTGAACAGATCTTTGAACCGGGCGAGACGACCATCGCTTCGCTGTGCGGACGAGAGGGCATTCTCCGCACCTTCGACTGGAAGACCAATCAGACTGCTGGAACCGCCCTGCAGACTCTTCCTCTTAACTCCCTCTGCTCCGATCCCCCCTCCTCAGGTACCCTCGCCATCCCTGTCAACCTTGCTGTTCTCAATTGTTTCCTCTATTGGCATGCAGATTTCAAGTTCTACCTCCGTGTTTTCAAGACACCCTTCCATTCCGGACGACTCCGAGTCTCCCTTGCTCTCGACCAGACCCTTGTCAAGACCCCTACCCTCCTTGAACAGAATCTCCTCTTCAACCAAATTCTGGACTACTCTGGTTCGGATGAGGTGCTCTCCTTTACTGTCCCCTTCATTGCTGCTCGAGAGTTTCTCTACACTGTCTCGTCTGCCGTCTCTGCGAACACCGATAAGATCGGTTATCTTACTATTACTGTTCTCAACCCTCTTGTTGTTTCAACTGCCACCGTCTCGTCGACTGTCAAGTGTCTCTTGTCCGTCTCTCTTGAGAATGTCCGTGTTGCCGTCCCTCACCCTATTCCCCCTGTCAATTTCTCGAACCAGGCGCCTTCCGTTGTTGTGAAGCCGCAGGGACCCGAATCTGGTGAGGCAGATGTTGCCGAGGAGCCGGCTTCCGTACCCTTCGGAACGCCGGATGCCCCCGATGAAGCACCCGCCGAGGCTGGCGACCTTAACAAGTCGTCGGCAATGGTTGGTGCCATCTACGACATCATGGAAGTCGCTCGTAGAGCGGTGCCTATTTCTGTTGTTTCTTCTGTTCGTAATCATGCTACGATGTCATCTTCCGAGGGCGACTACAACGTTTTTACTCTCGCGTTGAAGCCCACCACCATCTTCTCGTCCCTTTTCGCTGCCTACTCCGGTGGTCTGAAGGTTCGAGTTGTCGGAAATGCCTCTGTTTTCTCCTACATCCCTGAAGGTCGTTTCGTCAACGCCGTGCCCATTGCGACGACAACTAATGCGTACAACGGTCCGGCCGTGACTTCTCTGTCTGGCAAGACTGATCGCAACAACTACACTGTGTCTCGCGTCCAGAGCATGTGCGCTGTCGAGATGGCCTATCCTCTCCCCGATGGAAATTATTTCATCGACCTCGAACTCCCCTTCCAGACCCCCGTCAACTTCTACTCATCCGACGGCGTGGTCCGCTATCATGCGGCCCAGGTCGCCGACTTCTATCCTCTCCTCCAACTTACTGTCCTCGGCACAAGTGCCTTTAGGGGTTGGTCGTTCGCGTCGTGCGCGGATGATGGCCTCTATGGAATCTTCGTGCCACCAGCCAAGTCCGAGTATTGGTGGACGGGCCCCGGTGTCTCCTATGGCGCCCTCGTCTAATCATGTTTCTACTCCGCCCAATTAAGTGTCATTCAACATCCGATTGTTCGTAGCACAAAC